CTTGGGCGCTATGGGAGGCCAAAGTATTTTTAGCGGTGTTGTTATGCCTGGTGGCGGTGCTGGTTCTAATGGAAATGTTGCCGCTAGAGACGGGGCTTCGGGTGGTGGGGGTGGTGCAGAAACTCTAGCAAACCGACAGGGAATTACAGTTTCTCCGGCTATCGGTAATAACGCTGGCGCTGGTTTTGGTTCAGGCACAGGTTCACAAAGGTCTGGTGGTGGAGGCGGTGGTCAGGGAGCTGTCGGCGGAACCGGAACAAACAGTGTCGGCGGTGCCGGTGGTGCTGGTGTTGCCTCAGACATTACAGGCACCAGTCTTTTCTATGCTGGTGGAGGTGGTGGTGGTCAGCGTGGTGGCACTCCTGCTGTGGGCGGTTCTTCTGTTGGTGGCGCTGGTGGCGCGACCACAAACGCTGGTAACGCTGTAGCCAACCGAGGCTCAGGTGGTGGTGGAGCCTGGAATGACACTAGCGCTACTAACGGCGGTAACGGTTCGGCTGGTGTTGTGATTGTGAGGATAAACTAATGGCGCATTTTGCGAGAGTAATGGACGGTGTGGTTGTGGGTGTTCACGTCGTAAACAACGGAGTCATAACCGATAAAAACGGTGTCGAACAAGAAACTCTAGGCCAAAAGTTTTTAGCCAATTTACACGGTTACAAACCGTCCGAGCTGGTCCAATGCTCATATAACGCAAACTTTAGGGGCGTCTACCCTGGTGTCGGTTACAGCTACGACAAAGCGTTAGACGTTTTTGTGCCGCCAGTAGTTGAGGTTGTTAATGAAACTACTTAAGCCGTGGCCCGATCCACACAAGGTAAACCCTAACGGTGGCTATGGTAACCGTCGGCACCCGATTAGTGGGCGTACTCAGAAACACAGGGGGCTCGACGTTGGTTATAGCGGTTTTATTTATTCGCCGGCCGACGGTGAGGTTGTGCATAAAGGCGCAGACCTAAACAAACGGACCGGTGGCGGTTACACGCTTATCGTAAAACACGCTACAGACTTGTACACCGTCTATTACCACCTTAGAGAGCCCTCTACGCTCGCTGTGGGCGCTAAAGTGGCTCTAGGTGAGGTATTAGGTCATACCGGCACGACGGGCGCGTCTACGGGCGTCCACCTACACTGGGAGACTCGCAAGGCGCAACGTTTCGGCACAGACTTTGACCCTGAGACGGTAACCGATATGACTAAGTCGGCTGCTAACAGTGCAACACCCGACACAGGTGCAACACCGAGCAAACCGGCACCCTTAAAGGTCGACGGCGTTATTGGTCCTGGCACGTGGTCGCGTTTCCAGTCGTACCTAACCGCGCAGGGTTATTACACGGGAAAGATTGACGGCAAACCGAGCTCGGCCACGTATAAGGCTTTACAGTCGTGGCTAAACGAGGTGGCCTAGTGGACGACAACACTCGCGAGGTCGGAGTTAGGGTATCTATGCGCGATCTCTACGAAGAGGTGCAACGGCAAGGGCGACTAATTGAGAAAATCGTTAATAGTCTGCCAAGTAGTGAACATAAAATAGAGGACCACGAGGACCGCATACGTAAGCTCGAGACCCGTATGGGCTGGGCTGTGGGCGGTTTTGGCCTGGTCGCTGCGGTTATGCCGTGGATTGTGAACATAATTAGATGACCGATAAACCGTCGTGGAAATATCGCCGTCGCGCCATATTTTCGACTTTAGTGTTTGGCGCTGTAGTTATTGTGTGGGTTGTTGCGAGTGGCGACGACCGCTCAGTATTGGAAACGGTAGTATTGTCGGTGGCCGGTCTTATGGGCGCGGCCCTATCTGTTTACACCGGCGCGGCCGCCTACGAGGACGTAAGACTACACAGGAAAGAGAGTAACCCAGATGGATAAGATTAAAAGGTTTCACGCGTACGCAACCGAGAGAGCTCTAAAAACGTTTGCACAAACAGCGCTAGCTACTATTAGCGTCGGCGCGACCGGTATTTTCTCGGTGGACTGGCTTAACGTTTCGTCTGTCTCTGCGCTGGCTATGGTTATGTCGCTGCTAACGTCTGTCTTGCAGTATGACCGTGTACCGGTTGGCGAGTAATGGATCGCGAAATTTTGGACGGGTACGCTGTGCCCGTTGACCCTATGGAACTATTACAGTGTGATAGTTGCCAGTAAATAGACCCTCTCTCTAGGGATAGAGACCCCTCTAGGCTTTCGAGCTTAGGGGGGTCTTTTTTTTGTTACCTAGCTGTTATATAAATGAGTTGGTTTTATGTTGGGCGTCGTGCCAAGATATGCACAGTAAGCACCAACTAAGAGAGAGGTAAAGACAATGGGGTACTACAACCAACTAGGCATAAGCCAACAAGCCGACGTAGACCGTATGGTCGTCTGGTATAAGTCGAGCGGTAAATACTTGCCGCCATACTTGCACGAGTGGCTTTTGGCTCGCGACGAGCGAGTGTGGAGTGCTATACACGCCTGGGAGGCGCAGGACGTCGCCACAAAGGTTAGCGAGGCTATTGTAAAGTCGCCTAAGCCAGCTAGTGAGCACGTGGCTTTACAGTTGCAGACTCGACGCCAGGCCGCCGACACGGTAAAGGCGTCGCAGACGATAACACTGAACAAGTCCGACTACCGGCTCATTATGGGCGCTGTAATCGGGTTTGCGACTATGGCTATCGGTTTGCTTTTGTGGATCGCGAGGCTTATCTAATGGCTTACCTACTTGTAGTTATCGGTGGCGCTATGGCGCTCACGCCTGGGATTATCGACCCGTATAACGTGCCGGTAAACGGGCTCACGTTACTTGGTTTCCTGGTAATGGCCGCCGGCGTTATTATCGCGGTGCGCGACCAGTGAGCTTTTACAGCCAGCCAGGTTACGACGAGTTGCTTAAGGCGATTGAGGACGAGGGGGGAGTGGTGCCGTGCCAACAATGGCCCGACCTATTTTTTCCCGATAAACGGGCAGGTAGTGAGCAGGCTAAAAAACTGTGTCGCACGTGCCCAGTAATGTTGGAGTGTCTTGCCTACGCTTTACAAGCTGAAGAGTCTTTTGGTGTGTGGGGTGGCGCAAGCGAACTAGAGAGAAAGAGGTTAAAACGAAATGCACGTAGAACAATTCGGTAGTACGTTGTTTGTGAGTAACCCTCACGGGTGGGATATGGACGGCGGCACGTTGTTGTTGTCGCTGGCAGAGTCGAAGAAACTGCGCGACGCGTTGGACGCTGTAACGGTTGTCAAACAGTCCGAGGGTGGTGAGGACAATGGCGAGGACGGTTAGAGCTCGTCGCACGGACCCGATTACGTCGCACTTGGCAGCGGACTCGGTCGACAATGTTACCCAGACGCAGGCGTTTATTCTGCGGTGTCTGAAGAGGCCACGTAATGACGGGGAGCTTATTAACGCTTATAGCGCGTATAAGACGGCACCTCGAGCGTCGGAGTCGGGTATACGGTCGCGTAGGGCTGAGCTGGTAGATCGTGGGCTTGTGATTGACACGGGCCGGCGTGTGAAACTGGCTAGTGGCCGTTATTCGATTGTGTGGGGGTTGTCTAATGTCTAACGTTGAGGACTTGGCTAACGAGTTGGTCGAGGCGTGGCTGGATACGTACGCGCCAAGTAACGCGGTCGACTTTTCAGACAATGAGCACCGCCGCGCCGACATTATTGCTCGTGCGAGAGAGCTGGATATTTACGAGACTGTTTATGCTCGCGCCAATTCGATTATGCACGGTAATTAATGATTAGCGCAGACCGGTTTATAGCGTGTAAGTCTTTTGACGAGCAAGCGTGGCTAGACGCTCGACGTTTGGGTATGTCGGCTACAACTATGGCTAAAGCTATGACGCCGTCGGGGTTTCGTGAGGTTGTCGAGAACTGGGACAACGAGACGCCAATTACTGTGAACGCTTATATGCAGTTTGGTCTCGATAGTGAGCCGTGGCTGGCTTTATGGACCAAAAACGCGACTGGCGTTATGCCTAACGATTGGCTGATACGACACGACGAGTTTAGCGACGCTATCGCCACACCCGACGGGCTCAGTCTGGACCACGACACGATCGCAGAGATTAAGACGACGGGGAAAGACTGGGGCTCGGTGGACAAGGTGCCAATACAGTACGTCCGCCAGGTCCAGTGGCAGCTCTACGTTACGGGTGCGAGCTCGTGTGTGTTTGTGTGGCTGTTACGTGAAGAGCACGACGGGCTTATGGTGCCGGCGTGGCTCGAACCTAAACACGGTGTTATTGGCCGTGACGAGGATATTATCGACGCAATGGTGGAGCGCTCGGCCGAGCTGGCAGACGCTTTACAAACTAGAGAGGGTAAATAAATGGCACGGTTCGACCTAAATAAATATGCCACAGTGGCAGAACGCCTAGCTATGCTCGAGGCCGCTTATCCAGACTATCGACTGGAAACGCTGGACTATTCGACCGCCGACGATCGCGCTAGAGGTGTCTGGCGTGTAAAGGCGACACTCTACCTAACACGCGAGGACCAGGCCGAGGGCTTGTCTAAAGCCACTGGGCACGCTTTCGAGGTGGACTCGGCTAACGGGCCCCAGGCGACTAGTGCGCTTGAGGTGTGCGAGACGAGCGCTGTAGGCCGTTGTCTGGCGCTGGCCTCTAACAAGTGGACCGGCAACAAAGACGACGCAGCTAAATCGTTAGCGTCTCGTGAGGAAATGGAAAAGGTACAACGTGGAGCGCCGGCAGCACAAACGGTGGAGACGCCGGCCGATTTTCACGACCGGCTAGAAAAGTCGCAAACGGTCGACGACCTTATGGCTTTGTGGGAAGAGGCTAAGGTGGGCGGTTACGCTGACTTTGTGCGTATGTCTATTAGTAAACAAAAGGCGATTATTACAGGGGGTACAAAATGAGCAAGTGGACTACAACCGACGAACACCTCGCGTTAGAGCTACAGAGTTACTACCAGAGGGTAACGCTTTACGGTGCTAGCACGCCCTGGACGATTTTGGACAAGGGTAAGCCGTGGACCGATTTTTACGCTCACACGTCGGCGCTGTTGCGTAAAATGCGTGCGTCTCGGCGTAAGAGAGTGGAGGGGCGATAATGTCACCTTATTACTTTACGGACTTGCAGAGTGTTGCAGATTGTCGGCCGTCGCGCCCGTGGGGTGTGCTAAAAGAGAGCGGCGAGACTATCGGGTGCCATAGGACACGTAGGGACGCTATCGACCAAATGGTCGCGCTATCTATTGCCGAGGACTTGGAGCCTGGTGGGGAGTGGCTACCGAGTGAGTAATTTAACGCCGGCACAGATTATCGACACGCTTACCCGTATCGCTAAGGATATTGACGAGGCTACCGACGATATTGCGAGGCTCGACGAGGCGGCGGTACGAGCTAGGGCTACGTTTAAAACAGCGTACGCTCGAGCGTTTCTAACGGCCGAGGGCGCTATGGACGTGCGCAAGTATACGGCTGAGCTGGAAACGGCGGAACTATATTTTGGGGCGGAAATTGCGGACCAACAACACAGGGCGTCTATTACAGCGATTAGGGCGTTACGCGACCGTCTCGAGGTCGGTAGATCGTTGGGCCCGTTAGTTCGACTCGAGTGGGGACAAGCGTAATGTACAAGAAACTAAAGATAGGCCGACTACTTATTGCTGTTGGCTCGAGTGACCGGTGGGGTGTAGAGCTGACTTACCAGCCTGGCTGGTCGCTGGTAGTTCACGTCGTAAACCTATGGGTCTGTGTTGAGTGGTGGCCTAAAGACGTCGGCACCTAATGAGTGGTGCAAGCTCGAGACGTAAAGGTAACGCGGCCGAGGTCGAGGTTGTCAAAGCGTTAGAGGGCGCAGGGTGGACGGCGGTAACGTCGAGGGCGGCGCGTGGCGGTTACCAGTCGGGCGAGGATATTGTTACCAATTTTCCGTGCGCTATCGAGGTCAAAAATCAGGCACGGCTTGACTTGGCTGGGTGGTGGGCGCAAGCGGTCGAGCAGGCGCACGATAAACCGCCGGTAGTGATCCATAAACGAGTGGGTAAAGCGGACGCTAAAGAGTGGTGGGTAACAATGTCGCTCGAAACGTTGTTCGATATTGTTGGCCGGCCGTCGAGTGAGTGAGCCCGATATTTTTAGGGCGCTAGAGAATTTTACCGAGGCGGTCTCTATGTTGTCGGGGGTTAAAAATCAGTTTCTCGCGCAAGGGTGGAGCCCACAAGCGGCAGAAATGGCGACGATAACGTTGTTACAAGCTATGCATAATGTCGACAAAGGGTAAACGCTCTAGAGCAAACGTGGAGCGTGTACGCCAGACCGTTTACGATCGCGACGGCGGTGTCTGTGTTGCGACGGGGTTTATGCGACCGTGCTACGGCGACTTGACGATACAACACAGGGTAGGGCGCGGTATGGGCGGCAGCGCCCAATACGATACAAGCCCGTCCTGGCTGTTGAGTTTGTGCTGGGGTCATAATGTACTAGAGACGGAGAACGCGGACGCTAGAGAGGCTTACAGGGCTCGTGGGTGGGCTATATCGAGGTGGGTTGTCGACTCGTGGGATATTGCAGACGTGCCGGTGTGTTATTTTGACGGGTGGCACTGGCTGGTACATACTGAACGTCTGCCGGTAAGTGACGAAGAGGCACTAGAGAGACTGAGAGAGATTTATGGCTGAGAGTAGCGAGGTCGACGCAGACCTAAAATTTTCGATTATTCCAGAGTGGCTACTCGATAGTGAGGTGAGCCACAAAGCTATAAGAATTTACGCCCTTATCGCTCGGTACGCCGATAATCAGACTTTGACGGCTTGGCCGGCTCGAGGCACCCTGGCGACGAGGGCTAAGTGCACGGTTAAGTCTGTGGATCGTGCGATAACTGAGCTTATTGAGGCTGGCGCTATTGGCAAAGAGTTACGCCGAGACGAGGGTGGGCAACGTAGCAGCGTTTACACTCTGAAGCGCATTAGGGGGGGCGACAAAATAACCATAGGGGGGCGAC